TGCCAGCGGTGGTTACTGAAAAGGTTGTTGAAGAATCTTCGATTGAACCACTGGGTGTTACGTTGGTTCCAGACCATGATTTATAAGCTCCACCGTACACTTCAGTTGCAATGGTACGGTTAATATCAATAGTAGTTGTGGTAGTAGATTGCATACTACCTTGTGTAAAATTAGGTGTAACAGTTTGTGCTTGAGCAGCTACAGGCAATAGAAAAAGTAAGGCAAATAGTTTTTTCATGGTTGTTCTTTTTTGTCTTTGTCCATCCGTGAAATACCATACGAAGCAAGCGTTCCGCTAAGCAAAGACGCTACAAACGTAGGATCCATTTTTTGTAACATACCCATGTATGAAGCAGTTAATACACCTGCACTCCATACAAGCACTAATGCTTTGACAATTTCACTAAAGAAGTCATGTACAAAGTTTTTAGTTTTCTGCATTTTGTTTTTTGGCTAGAATCTTTCTGATAATTGGCTTCATTAAGGAGACTAACCGTTTAAATACTGCAGTGGCGGTAAGAGTGGCAGCAACAGAAACGGTTGCTGTCGTTGCAGCAGTCACCAGAATGGCTGTTTGAGGAACAGGAATCTTAATGTCAGTAGCTGGTATTTCTACCTGTCTGACTTCTGGTGGGATTGGTGGAAGTGTAATAGGCGCTACAGGGGGCCTAGGAGGCTCTGGAGCAGCCCTTTCCTGTGTGTTAGGTGTGCTTACACCTGGAGGGGGTCTAAGGTCGCTAGGAGGCACCACAAGCGGGGTATACGAAGGTACGTCCGCCTGTGGTACTTCTAATATAGGAACCGGTAGTTGTAACGGTTCAGGAATGGTAATGTGCGGGAAGACCAAAGGTTCTCCCAAGTCCATTACTTAGTCGGGAACAACCCGTTACGAATAAACTCAACTGCTTTGTCGTCAACATCATTATCAGTTGACTCAGCAAGTTTCTCCAACATCTCAACGATCAATGCCTTGACACGATCGGATTGCAGGAATTTAAAAAGGATTGGACGAATAACTGAAATAATCATGGTTCATCAGCGGGTAGTGGTTCGTTGCCTTCGGCTAGCCAGGCTAGGTATTCTTGGTAGTCGGTGTTGTCAGCAACTTTTGGAATCAAAATTCCAGTGCTAAGCATTTTAATGTAGCGTGATTCGTTGCCGTCGTAGTTATTAATTAGTTGATACATTTTTACAATTCCGCACTACAGAAAATAACATGGCTGTCGCCATCTGGATCATAAGCTGCCCCATCACCGGTATTTGGTGTTGAAGCTGTACTTGAAACAGTGAGAGCTGCTACTCCTCCAGTTGGATTCATATAAGCATTATTTAGAGAGCTAACAGTACATTGATTAGTAGTAATACCTACTCTAAAAATGTTACAAACATTGTCGTTTGGGTTAATAGAGAGACTTGGTGTAGTCCTCATTGGAACAGAAAAAGAACTACCAAGTTCTGCAGAAGTAGAACTATTCCATCGACCAAAGGCACCCGCTGGAAAATACTGAAAATACCTCTGACACTTAGCCAAGGTCTGACCATAACTCTCGTGTTCAAACGGGGTAGCCTTGGAACCTATTTCTAGTTGGACGCCGGTGATCTCAAAATAATCATTCACCGTTCCACCAATACCTGCATTCGTTGGGTTCCGTTTGGTGTTGTCAAGAGCTTCCCATCCAGTAGTAGCTCCTCCGCCTGTAAAATTGCTGCCGCTATTTAGCCACCAGGCCAGGGTCAGGCCTTGACCGTTGTCATCGTTAATAACACCTGCTGTATCTGCTGGAATTTCAATTTCTATTTTTTTCCACGTATCAGCCGTGCTATTAAAGTTATAAACTTTGCTAAATAATTTGTCACTGTTGTCGCGTTGACGAACAGCAAAAGATGCAGAACCCGTTTTGTTTGACCGAACCCAAAAGCTCAGTTGCACGACTTCTGCATTTGCAGTCCCGTAATTAAGAAGCTGCAAATCTTGTGCTTCAATCGTATAAAAGATTGCAGCAAAACTTCCTGCGCTAGGGCTTGCATTAGCAGTCGTGCATTCCATTTTCAGCGATTTAGAAAACCCAGCTGGCGCACTAGCGGCTTGCGAAACTGTCCAAGTACCTAGACTGTCGATCCCAGTCTGAAATCGGTCACAAGCCCTGTATGCAGTTGCAGTTTGACCAGCATTAGACGTGCTTCTCTGGCTGACTGTCATAGCCCCATTGATGATGAGGTTCCTGTTACTTAGCGGACCAGCAGTAGGCAGCTGCTGACCGTCAATCGTGACGTGACCGTCAGTATCAATCGACACACCGCCATCAGTTGTGGAGGTGTTCTCAATTCGGTTTACTTTGATTGTTGACACTTAGATTACCTCCTGTGAGACGTGATAAGCAAATTCACCATGCAATTCCTCAGCAGCTTTACTGTAGGCATCACTTGCCTCTTGAGCAGTATCCAACCATGCCATCATTTCATCGTTGGGCTTTTTGGGTGCGTAAGAGATGTCTGTGCTCATGATGCACCTCCTTCAAGTGCGGTAAGGCGGGTTTCAAGTGCAGCGTTAGACGCTTCTAGGGTTTCGATACGCTCCATTGCTTCCTGCAGTGCTTTGACTGCCTTCATGTAGAGAATGGATGCCTTGAAGCTCAGCACCTCATCGCCATCCACCAAGTCATTGCTGGGGTCAGCAATTTCATCTTCAGAAGCAGGGCGACGGGTAACAAGACCAGGGCTGACTTGCTCTAGTTCTTGTGCAATCGGACCCAATTGCAGCTCACCTATTGGATCGTTCTTGTAGCGGAATTTGGTTAAACGTACAGCTTTGATGTCATCCCATTGGGAACCAGCATCAACAATGTCTTGCTTCAGTCGCTCATCAGAAGAAAGTGGTCCGTAGGAGTTGTTGGTGTTGACTGCATTACCATTAGTAAATACGCCAAAAGAAACGGTTCCTGCTGTTGTATTGTTTGACGCACTATGACTTGAGAAAAACGCATAAGTTGCAGTGCCTGCGCTTTCTGCACTTTGAATAGCAAGTACATTGTCGTTAGCTGCTGCAAATAGTCTTGTTTGACCACCACTCGTAATCCTCATCCGCTCCGTCGGGCTGCTCGCTCCGTCGGCAGTAGTGGAGAACACTAACCTGCACGGCATGTCACCAGCACCAGGCGTGCCGTCTACTTCTGCTCTTATACTTGCAGCAAGTATAACGTTCGAACCATCGGCACCATTAAATCGAATACTGCCTAATACGTCGCCCGATTGAACAATAGTGCTTGAGCCAATAGATGTCCCTCTGGATTTGCCCAGCCAGATATAAGGGCCTGCACCTCCATTGACGTTTGAAAACACGCATAATCCTTTGTCAGACGTTTCTTCAAGCTGAATAGTTGGCGTAACACTGTTTCTATAATTGCTACGCGCACTAGACGTGCCAACTAAGAGCCTGCCCGAGCTGTCGATATTTACAGAGTCAGCAGGGGCGCTTGCAGCAATATCAATCGCACCAAGATCAACTGATCCATCCGTAGCCTTGACAGTAAGCTCACCAGCAGTTGCTGGGATGGTCACACTAAGGTCTGACCCGACAGCGGCGGGAACGTCCAGTTCAACCGAACCAGACGTTGCTCCGTTTAGTTTGATACTCATGATGCACCTCCAGGAAGTTCCTGTGCGGCGATCATTGCTTGATAATCGGCAACGACTTCATCGGTCCACAGTGCGTTTGCAACAGCTTGCATCTCAGCGCACTCACCAGTCATGTCACTACCAGGCACCTTGACGTGGCGGTGGTAAGTACGACCCACCTCTTTACCATCCTTTTCAACAATGTCAGCCCGACGGCATTGAAGGATGTTGTACGGTGGGATGATTTCAATTTTGTGTTCGTGTCGTTCGGTGAAAGCCATTAAGGGAATCCTCCAGATTCAATAGGTTTAGGCTTAGTTTTGAGCCGTTGCGGGCTTAAGTTGTAATTAAGCAGGTTTAGTCGGCTGTTATGTAAGAGCCACCAACAATAAGGTCAAAACCGTTGGTAATATCAGACGCTGAAACAGCGCTTACTGAAGTGTCAGCAGTGCCGGCGACTTTTCTTAAGAGTAACCAATTGGTATTTGGTTGAACTGTGGCATACAAAGTGCTGTGACTGCTTGTCAAACCAGAAAAAAACGAAACAGCTATACCATGATGAAGCGCGTTATTTGTATCAGATGCATAGGGTAAATTATCAACTGATACGCTTCCTGTGTTTGTTCCCTTAGAGGTGCATTGAATGTAGCAACTGATGTAAACAGTTCTTCCAATTTTTACATATTTTGCAGCTCTGCTTCCAGTGCTAACGGTAGTAGCACCGTTCTGGTCGTTAAAAAATTTTGGTTGCCAGATGCCCTCTTCGTAATCATCAAAGAGTTCGTTGCTCATGACATTAGCACCATTGCCAGTAGCACTAAAGTCAATGCCGCTGCCGCTTGCAAGTACTAAGTTGCCGTTTTCAATAGTAAAGTTACCGTTGCTTTCTACGGTGGCACGATTAGTACCACCAGTAACAAACTGAATTTCATCCGTTCCAAATTGGAGACCTGTGTCGGCGTCTCCTCCCGTAATACCTGGATTTGCGGTGGTATTAGTACCGTCAATACGAATAGACATAATTAAACAATTACCCAAGTAGAACCAGATGGAACGGTGACAACTGCACCGCTATTGACCGTCAAAGGTCCAGCGCTAATGACGTTTTTACCAGAAGTAATGGTGTAAGAAGTAGTAATGGTGTTGTCATGTTCAACAGCCCAAGTATCACTACCACCACCTGTTGCACCTCCTCCAACACTTGCCCAAGACGTACCGTTATAACCTTCAAATTGAGTTACATCAGTGTTGAAACGGATATAACCAGCAGAAGGACTACCGTCACGTTCTAGTTCAGTACCACTTGGAAGAGCAGCAGAACCCGTGGCAGACGTTTGTACAATATATCCATCAATGGTTTGACCACTATTGAATACAATGTCACCAGTCATCGTACCACCACTAAGGCTAAGCTTAGTAGCATCTTGATCATCTACATACTTCTTAGTAGCTGCGTCTTGGTCAGCAGTGGGGTCAACAACGTTAGTAATTTTATTGGTTTGTACGTTAATGTCACCAGTAGCATTAAGCTTTAGATCACCAACACTATCGGTAAGTTGATTACCGTTCATATCAAGTGGAGCACCAAGCTGTGCATTACCACTCAAGTCAACGTTCAAAGTGCTAAGGTCTACCTGGAAAGCACCAGCATTAACACTAAAGCTACCAGTCTGTTGATCAACAACAAAGAAACCTCCAAGGCTAAACTTACCTTTGTGGTCAGTAATAGCAGACCAAACCTTACCGTTGTTCAGTTCTTTAACTTGGTTAGCATCAATCGGTACACCACCATTCTCAGGCAATGCACTGTAATTAGTACCACTACCAACATACTCCATCGTATGACCGCTAGAAGCAATCATAGAACGAAGGTAGAACGACACAGCAGCATCATCACTGACTGCACCATTAAGACCAAGGTTGCTTGAAGCGTCGTTAGGATCTGGGCGGCTGATTGTTACCGTCCAACCATTACCTCCTTCACTATCAACACGTGCAACAGCACTAAGCACAGGATAAGTAACACCATTCACTTCAACAAGCATGTTGTCTTGTGGACGGGTTGCATCACCATGCCAACCAGCTGCAGCAACAGGTTCGTTGATGTTAAAGGTAATGTCATTATCAGCTGCTGCAAGGTCTACATTAGAAGTAAACACAGCAGAAGGTGAACGACCATCAGCAATCAAAGAGAACCGACCAAAGTCAGAAGTAGAAGCTGCAAGGTTAGCTTGACCACCATTAATACAAGCAATATGGAAATGGTTGAAGAATGCATAGCTAGAAGTTGCTTGCACGTAACCATTATTGGTAACAAAGATACCAGGACCATCTAGTCCAACATGGGTGTAGCTATCACACACCATAGAACGTAGTGGAGAGGTGCTAGCAACAGTAGAACCATCAACAAGCAAACCACCACCAGTTGGTGCAGAGTCGGTATCACCACCGCCACCACCAGCAGGTGTGATTGCATTCAAGTTAGTGTTGTCAATCTCAGAGTCAGAGAAGTTAGTACAGTTCTGAATATAAGGAGATTTGAAGATTTCAGCACCACTGAAGAATGCAAAGTTCCAACCTTGAGTAGGTGGCAAACCGTGAGTAGCATCAGTATAAAGTGAACCTGCAGCACCACGTGTACCGCTTGCCTTCATACCAGTCAGCGTCAGGTTAGCGATGTAAGAACCACTATTAAGTTCAAACAACGTGTTGGTTTCAGTTGCTTGAGTTGGGTGTACAATACAGCTACGAAGTGCTTGACCAATAATAGAAACGTTCTTTTTAGTAATTTGGATTGGTGCAGCTTCTTGATACACACCAGCAGCAACAATAATAACACTACCATCACCATAGGTAGCATCAGCGTTGACTTGGTTTACAGCTGCTTTAATAGTAGCTTTAGGGCGGCTGATGCGGTGACCGTCGTTAGCATCATCACCACTGGTTGCATCAACATAGACAACCTTAGGTTGGTTAGTAAAGGTACCACCAGAAGTGATACCAACCCAAGCACTACCATTCCAAACAGAAAGGGTTAGGTCATCATCAACGTCAACCCAAACACGACCTTTACCGACACCATCAGTAGGTGTTGGAGCAGTGTTTTGTACGTAGTTTTCAAAACGACGGATAGCAGCAGAAGCGGTGAAGATCTTATCGTCACCACCAGCAAGAGTATAATCTGCTACTTGATCAGCTAGTTGAACCTTATCAGCATCTTTAATCCTGTCAAAGTCAACAGAATCAGCAGAGATACCAATTGTTACTTGACCACCACTGCCAGTTTTATTAAGACCAGTACCGTCAACCAAGATGTCAGTTTCGATAACATGGTCAACAAAGTCTTTGACAGCACCAGTAGTAGGTACAGCAACATCATCGTCAGGCATGACATCAGATGCTGCAGCCAGTTCTGCTTTAGTAAAGGTATCGTTTACTTCATCTTGGAAGCGCTGATCCAAGGCAGCAGTGGTTGCAATAGTTGCGTCATCACTACGCCAAGTATCAGCTTGATAGATTGTATTATCAAAACGATCCCAATAGTTATCTAGCAAATACTGATAAACTTCTTCAGGAACATCTTGACAATTAGATTCTTGAATTGCATAACGAAGTTGTTCAAAGTTCCTGTTAAGGTCATTAGAACGAATGGCTGAACCAGGGTTAAACAATGCACGGATGTCGTCAATATTAGTAACACGACGGATCCGTACGTTGTCTACAGCAGATTCACCAGGAACAGTAGGTACAGCAGGAGCGGGTGGAGCAGTGCTTGTAAACTCTACAATAGTAGGGTTAGCATCTGTAACCTGCCAAGGATGTGTGCCATCAGTCGTGAGCTTTTCGTCCCATTCTTTAGTTGTAGCGTTCCAAAAGTAAACGTGAATTTCAGATTTAAAAATATACGGAAAGTCAAAAGAAAACTGTGTCTTTGACCCGTCTCCAGGTTGAATTGTTTGTACGTCAGTACACGACATAATTAGTCACGATTGTTAATTACGGATTTGGGTGAACTTTTCTAAACTTTTATAGCCTAATTTTATTTACGAATGTTTAGAGAATTATCAATAGTTTCGCCATATTGACTAGCCTCTAGTGATAAATCTCTTTGTAGTTGACGGAACTGGATAGCTGCAAACATATCAGCATCCATTTCAGCAAAGGCTAATTCTTCAGCAACACGACGTGCATCACTTAAACGGACGTGGATATTGTACCACTTAGAAAGAGATGCTTCATCAGCTGTGTAACCTTCAGACCGCTTTTGCCTCAACATAGCTAGGCTGTTCCAGTCACCAGCATCCTTCATAATATCTTTAATAGCACCTCTGAATACACCTTGTTCTCCCATCAACCTAAATAGTTCAGAGCGTTCAGCAGGCAGTAATTTCACACCATCTTTAGTTCTAAAAGTTGTATTAATATCAAATTCAACTTCTTGTAAAAACTTTTCTTCTGGTGTTTGCTCTGCACCAATTTTCATAACACCAGTTGCATTCCACAACCGTTGCATAAAGGTGTAATCATTAGTCGTTTTACCAGTAACAGGGCTGTAAATATAAGGAGCACGATTAGTTGAATCAAGTTCACCTGCAAACCTATTGCGGTTTTGCAACATAGACATCAAATCATTATCAACGATTTGCAGACCTTTGCTAAAGATACGCCCCCATTCAGCACGTTGACCAGACAAAGGGCCAAGGCTATTAATGAATCCAGCTCCCCAGCGGGTCATTGCAGAAGTGTCCCCTGAAGCGGCTTCAACCAACGGACGAATGGTAGACAAACCAGTCCTATCGGTCACAGAAGCACCAACACTAAAAATAAGTTTCTTCAGTAGGTTTTCAGTAGCAACCTCACCAAGCATATCAAAGTTATCACCAATGTTAGCAGTTAATGCCAATACATCAGCCAATGGACCAAGGGATTCATAGGAATACCACTTACCATCTAAACCTTTAATACTACGTGGTTGCCAGTTAGAGTTAGTAACCCGTGAGCGTTGTGTTTCCTTATCATAAAGACCATCACCAGTCAGCCTATCATTCATAAGCAACCCAACAGCACCAGCAATTGTCATAGTACCAATAGCTTTACGACCCATTGCTGTATATTTAAGGTCAGCAATTTTAGCTTGCTTAGCCAATGGATCCATTTGGTCTGGGTTAATATTACGTGAACGTAGTAGATTATCTACATATTCTTCATTAACCAATAGGTCATCTAGTTTAGTGTAGACAAGTTCGTTAATATCTTTTTGGAACGGTGCCCACGGTGCATATTTACCACCAATATCTAATGTATTCAAACCAGTAGTTTGGAACATAAGAAATGGTCTTACTGCGGGAACCCTATCAATTAAGTCAGTAATGCCTTGTGCAATAGGTGAATCCAGGTTCAAAGCAATTTCACTGTTTGCATATTTAACAGCTTCATCACTTAAGATACCATTGGAATCAAACATCTCTTTGTAAAGTTTATCTGCAATAGGCTTTACGTTTTCCTTTGTTATTGGTTTACCACTTGATCGTAGCTCATCCATAGCACGGAACCTAGCTTCAGCTGATGCATTAAACACACCAGTAAAACCATCGGTTGCTGTCATTGCATTAGGACCAAATCGTAACACGGGGTCTTTTGAGAATGCATTCAACATCTCAATTTGGCTAACGATATATTGTAGCCCCATTTCACCTTGTGCTGCTTTAGTTCTAGCAGCTTGTTTAAGGAATCCAATCTCACGTTCAGACTGTAAAGCAAGGTCAAGCCTTGTTACAGAACGAACTGACTCGGGTTCTTTTGATGCACGCATGAAAATATCACCAGCATAAGGCAAAGCTTTTTTCAAGGTTTCACCCACAGAACTATAAGCAATCCATCCGCGATGAATAGCTTCAAAGTCACCGTGAGCAATTGCACCACCAAAGTGCGAAATAGGTTGCGAAATAATACCACCAAAGTTACCAACCAGTGCTTTAATTGGTGTACCAAAAGCAGACAACACAGAGTTGTAGATATTAGACCACATACCCTGAATGAGTTTATTTTGTACTTCAGGGTTAGGATTAAAGATTATTTTACCTAAATCAGTAGTCATCCCAGCGATGTAGTTATTCATCTTAAGGATTGTATCTACTCTACCATCTGTCAGTTCATAAGCAAATAACAAATCATCCATTAATTCTGGCTGATTATCTGCAATTTGACGTAAGGTACTAGCAAATCGTTCGGAATCTTTAAAGACACGTTCAGCAACTGCACCAGCACCAATAACACTAGCTTCATTATAACCTTCGATATTTGTGAATCCATTACGTACTTGCTGCAATAGACCCATCTTACGATTCTTATAATACTTGGCAGAAGCACCAAGTTGGCTAACGTATTGCATTAGGTCAATTACTTTTTCCTGTGCCTCACGTACAGCAGATGTACCGGTCATAAGACGAGCACCTTCAGAAAGGTCTGAGATGCGTCCAGAAAGGCTTCCAGCAAGCAATGATTGCGCCCTGGCTACATCCATACCAGTGACCACACTTCCGAAGTTCCTGAGGGCAGCAGCAGTCATACCAAAGCCTGCTTCAGTTAGGCGTTCTGTTCCATCAGGACCACGTACAATATAAGGTTCTAAGATTTCACGAAGGTCTTGTTTAGACATCCGTGGATCAAACAATTGAATAGCTACGTTTTCATTAGCCTCAATTACATCAGCATAGTTAATCTTCCAACCATTACCTTCCGCACCAATCTCTCCAGCTTTTCTTAATTGATCAGCCAATCCAAGGACAATATCTTGTCCAGCACCATAATTAGTCAAAGCATATTTTAAGGCAGGCTCGGAAATTGGGTTACCAATACGACCATAAATAGTACCGGAATTGCTGGCAATACGTGCAGCGTCTACACTAGCTCCTACAATACCAAAGTCATCTACAGTACGTACACCAATTTCACTGTAATCAAACATATCATGGACACCCTTCAAAGGTCTATCCAAGTCTGGATTCAAAGATAGGTTATAAAAACCAACCTCATCCAAAGCCTCCTCTTGTTTCATTGCAGAACGTGCTACAACATCTTCGGCGGAATCAGAGATTGCATTGTTTTTTAAATACATCTCAAGGATTTTATCCTGTTCTTCAGGCGTCAGACTAGCAAAATCATTACCTAACTCTGCAGTATGAGACCTTCTGCCTTTTGTATTTGTAGCAGAATCCCAAAGCTGTTGTGCTTTTTTTCTTAACGGATCTTCTGGAGCATTTTCACGTAGCCATGCTCGTGCTTCATCAGTTTGACCAACAAGACGATTAGATTTACGCAATGAACTAGCAGTACCACCAAGCGCAGTAACAAGCCTACTAGCCCCCATAGCAAGGTCAGTTACAATACCAAGACCAAGATCTTCATTGATATTCTTTTGGCGTTTTACATCAGGACTGTCGCCTTCCAATGTAGCCATGCTATCAGGAATGAAATCAAAAGTCTTGGGAAAGCTTTGTTTCAATGTGCCTGACAAGTTATCTTCTTCGTATTCACTGCTAACAGCACCAACACCAAGACCAGCCAAGGCTTCAACACCACGTTCACCCAGAAAGCGGACAAAAGGGTTGCTGCCAAGTGACCAACCAACACGAGCGTTAGCAGCTACACCTAAACCTTTAAGAGCAGCACTACCTGTCATTGTAGGGACAACAACAGAGCTAATATTACGAACTGCTTCTGCTACGTCATTTTCATATTCACTGGGTTTTTTAATATTTACACCAGGTATAATATTAATTAAATCGATACCAAAATCTTGAATACCTTGTAAAAAGGCAGTATCTAATTCACCACCCTGTCTGCGTAGTTTCTCTAGATCAACTTCACCGCTTTCTGTTTTAAATGGACTGGTTTCTACTGGTTTTAAATCACCATCCGTAGATGATGCTTGTGGTTGCGTTTGTTTCGGCTGTCCTCCCGTAGGAGTAGATTCTTCCTGTTGTTGTTGAGCTTCCAGAGCAGCTTGCTGTTCAGCAGCTTGCCGCTCCAGATCTAACTGAGCTTGAAAATTAGGATCTAATTCAAACTCACCAGGATCCTCCCGAAACCTTTCGCTAGGATCATAATTCATAGTTATTTAATGCTGTATGGGTCAAGACCAAGTACTTTGTATAAATGTTCAGACCATGCTTGCTCTTCAGACACTGGTAGAGTTACTGGGGGTGCTACATCAATAGCTCTATACGCACCATGAGCCTTAGGGTCACCTGGTCTGTACGTATCGGTTACCCTATAAGGTTTACCAGTCCAAGGGTCAATAGTGTTATTCAATAGTTTTTCCATCCGTAGAACTTCTTCCTTAGAACTTAGTTCAAAATGGTCGTGATATTTACGCCCACCATGACCATCTGGGTCATAAACTCTTGCACCATCTGCTGAAGTTTGAATACCAGGGTTACCGGTTACAAGCTGTCTGAAGTTAAACCGCAAGTTACTTGATGTATTCAGGGCTTGAGTACCACCACCATACTTATAGTACGCTTTCATGAACTTTATGCCGTGGTTAATCATTTCACGTTCTTTAGCGTCGTTATAACGTACGCCAGCAGCGTATTCATCATAGGCACCAGGTCCAGCGTTATACGCCATAGCAGCAGCTTTTACGTCACCGTTGTACCTTTTAATTAAACTAGCAAAGAACTTAGCACCGTAGTTTAGACTAGCTTGTGGGTCTTTCCAATCATTGGTTTCAAAAAACTCTGGGTGAGAAGAGCGATGAATCTGCATCAAACCAAACGAACTGCCATTGTAGCTTGGTGTGCCTGGATTCCAACCACTTTCAATCTCTGCCATAGCAGCAACCAATGCAGGACCAATCCCAGCTGCTGTTGCAGCTTGCTGAACCATCGGGGCATACCCACCAGGAACTAATTCAGGTCTGAATCCACTAGAAGACATACCACCCATAGCACGAAGTGAACGTTGAAAGCTTGGTGTTTTAAATAGCAGCTTTCTAAATGCAGGACTTGCTTCTCCAACAACTTGCATTGATGGTGGTGGTGGTAAGGGTTGCATACCTAATGCCTCCAATTGTGCGTTGATAATTACAAACGGGTCTCCACCATTAGACATAGCAGCAACAGCTAGTACATCACTTGGAACAATAAACCTTGCAGTACCATATGCAGATACTATCTCGTTAGCTTCAGCTCTGGTAATAATAGATTCAGGAGTAGTAATAACTTTAGCCACACCGTCTCTAATAACCCTTTCTTTCAAAAGTTGGTAACGCTCATTAGCAGTTTTAACAGCACTGGCTTGGTTTTTACTTAAGTTTGGAAATGTAGCTTCCTGAGTTTTTGGATCAATCTTACGGTACCATCGTGATTGATCGTCATTAAATCCAGCCTTAACTTCAGCAGCAAGTTCCTGACCAATTTGATTAGAAGCAACATTAAAATTAGCACCACCAGCTACAGCTTCATCAACACGTCGCCTATATTCTGCACGCATCTTATTTTGTAAAAAGATGCTACCAGGGTTGTTTGGTTTGTTAGTACCAAAGGTGGTTAAACCATTAGCAACAGACGTGAATGAATCAGATATATCCTTAAAGGTACCACTATTATAACGTTGCTCCTGTAAAGCATATTTCTGACCAAGGCGTTGTCCAGCTTGCCAGTCAAGACCAGCCAAAGCATCTACATCCTCTTGTTGAATAAGACCAATTGGAATTTCTTCAAGACGTTCAATTTGTTTCGCCTTATCAATAGCTTCGTTGGTATATGATTCACCAAATTTTACAAGAACTGGTGGTAAACCTCTATCAGAATACTTTTTCAGGAAAAAGTCTTTAGCCGCTTCAAAGTTAGCTTTAGTCGGGTCAGCAGCAAGACCCTTCATGATTCTATTTAAGTCTTTTTGATACGCAATATCGTCCGCCTGGTTCTGTGCTGCAAGGAATCTATTAGTATCCACCAGTCGTGCTTGTTGCATTTTTTCATAGCGAGCTGCCCATTCTTGAGAGAATGGTTTACCGGTACCTTTAAGGTCTGCGTTACCAAGTTGCTCCATGGTAAACAAAAACTCACCATTAGGACCACGTTCAGTAGCTAAAGATTCGTACCTATCTAATGCTCCACTATAACCAATATTTGGGTTACGTGCCCAGGTTCTAAATGAAGACTGTACGTTTTGTTCAAATTGTGCTGGGTTATTAGTAAGATTAGTACTAGCTATATCAGCCTGCATTTCATACAGGTTGTTGGTTTCAGTCCTACGAGCTTGGAGCACATAACTTTGGTTGGTTTGACGCATAGCAATCAAACCATTTCTCAACATCTCAGGGCGATACCCTGCAGACCTTAACCCACTACTTTCAAAGAAATCACGTTGAAATACAGCAATAGAAGCTGCAGTATCACCAGAACTAGAAAGTAACTCAGAGTTTTTTAAAAAATATTCTTGTAATTTTTGAGGATATACAACACTCAATAAGTAGTTTGCATCAGCTTGTTTCCTAGCATATTGAGCACCGGCACTCATGCTACGAGCTTGTGCTACACCAAGTGGATCGGCACCTTTAGCTTCTGCTTCATCAATTTTTGATTGTTGTTCTTCAGTAATAGCTGCTAACTCACCTTCTCCTTTGATTTGAGTGATGGTCTCATTAGAAGAAGGGTCGTACTCAATCAACTCACGAGCATAATCTTCATCAAATCGTTGTTGCTCAAGTTCATTGATTTTTTTAGCAGCAGTTTCACTTAAGTTAGCAACTGATTTAAATACAGTTGTAGCCTCCCTTTGTTTTTCTTCAAAATTTGCAACACTTGTTTGTGCGTCAAGACTCAATTGACGTACTTTTTCGTTTGCGTTTGTTCCAGCAATTGCTTGATTTTCTCTAAGAGCACGCCTAGTATAATCGGCGTTTTCTTTCATTGCCGCTTGAATCCTTTGCCGGTCCTGAATTTCAGCATCACGTGCAGCACGCATACCTTGAGCAACACGGTCACTTTCTTCACGCATCCTTGCAATGTTCTGTCCACTGACCTGAACAGGCGTAAATCCTGCAGGTCTGGCAGCCTTTCTATATTGTGCTTGTGCCATAAATTAAAATCCAGGTTGAGAATCACTAGGTTTAAGCTCCGGTTTTGGTGTAAATGCTTTACCAATTGCAGGTGCAGCAGTTTCAAGACCACTGATAAGTGGAGCAAAGACACTCTGCTGACGTGGAGCACCAATAGCTTGTGGCAGAACCTTCATAGGTTCAACCCAGATGCGTTCAGGAGCTTGGGTAGGTGTAAGCAGATCAGGCAGCTTTTCAGGACGTAACATCATCGATGCACGTGCTTGCATATCAGCGTTATAACGCCGCATACCGATGTCACGTAAATTACGATTTGTTTGCTTTACAGAACTAGTAAGACTAGCGCTCATGATTGCAGCATTACGTCCAACATCAGCTAACGTAGATTGCAATGCTTTGTTACGTGACACACCAGCTTGACCCATTGCAGCTCGTCCTTCATTGGTTATCCTATCAACAAGCATACCTTGACGGTTAAAAGCATCTTCAATGTAGATTTCATTAAGAGCTGCTTGCTCTTGTTCATAAGCTTGTTGAGCGGCTAATGCATTATAAGTCAACTGGTTTGTCGTATTCTCAACTGACTGACCATACTGCTTTACAGTCTGTAAGTATTGAAAGTCTTGAATACTTTGATTATATTTCCACTGCCGTTGAGCAGTTTCAAGTTCATACTTACGAGTGTTGTAGTAGTTTTGTTTATCAGCTTCAAATACTTTTCTATTGTATTCGTTCTGTAAATCAGCAGCTTCTTCTGCTGCTTCTTTCTGTTCTTCGTACGCCTTTTCGGCTGCTCTATTTTGTTTGTCAGCTTCAGTGGCACCAAAGATACCGCCAGCGATGGATGCTACAGCGCTAATTGCAGTAAACGGGTCAAATGCCATCTCCAACCCAGATTCAGCTAGCTGTTCATCCAGGAGGTTGAAATTTTTATTCAATTCAAACATTAAGTCCTCCTATAGAATCGGGGAGAATAGTTACCTTCCCACATCATTGATACTAACGACACAGGATATGGATAATTACTTGTCACTTTTAATTCAAAGTTAGTGTTACGTCGATGGACGGGTACAGTAAATACACGTTCAGATACTACGGGATTGGTGTCTCCAGAGTAGTAATTAGCCTCTGCTGTATGTTGGATGTTACTCCAATCATTAGCACCAGCTGCTTTAATCTTAAATGTAACAGCACCTGTTTTACCAATAGAGAATTTAACCCTAGAAATAGTTAAGGTAGCTGTGTAGTCAGTTGTAGCCTCCTTACGTCTGAAGTAAAACTTAGGAAGTGTAGCTTCAAAGTCATAGTTATAACCAACTACAATACCGTCAGCATAACCAGAGAAGTCACCTTTTACTTCAAAATATCTAAATCCTGTACCAATCTCTGTACGCTCTGTAGCAGCCGCCCAATACCCTTGATCAGAGGCAAGCTCATCATCTGTACCGCTGTCTGCACTAGGCACAGTGAGTAGCATGGCTCCTTCTTTGTCTTGGATTGGGGTGAAGGGTACGTAGATTTTAGTGATGTCATTGGTTCCATCGTAGACAACAGCATCAACAGCTGGATCGGGTTTTACAGGACGTGTTGCAAAATCAAGACAAGAGTTACCATCAATGCTAGAAGTTTCAGCAATGACATTACCGTTAGGAAGTTCATCCAATTCAAGCTTGCCAATGGTGTACTCATCTTCATGCTGTCCTACAACATATACAGCATCGTTGACAATCTTAGCAGCTTGAATAGTGTTAGGCAGTTGCCACTTACTCCAAGCTTGGAATAGATCTTCCTTACCGTTGTTATAGTACCTATAGATGTAGAGATAAGATGTATCCCTATCAACAAGCATAATAACAGAGTTAGGTGGGCTTGTAGACATACCATCGACAGTGTCTGGAATCCACTCCATTACAGCTTTACTGATGTCTACAACAATAGGTGTCTGCTCTACATCACGTAGCTGCAGGGTAAATAGTTTGCTGTACCCAGGTACACGACTAACAAAAGCAGGTGAAGTACCTACGTCAATAGGTGCAATATCTGTAGCCATCTCATAGTTAGAGAGTGCACGGATCACAGCAGAGCTAGGTGTAAGAATACTAGCGTCAGTTGCATACAGTTGAAACTGTTGACGTTCACTAAACAACAGAAGACCCTGTGGTGAAGGCAAAACATCAGACAACGTAACTGGACGTACACTAGATACGTTCAAGTCAATCGGATCTGAGTCAACTTGAGTTAGTGCAGATTTAGCAAAGAAGTTATAGGAATCGTTAGCTACACCAAGGATTACGTTATCTTGAGATAGCATCCCAAAACGGTTGCTGTAGAAGAATGTTGAACTAATAGCAGAACCAATAAATGAAGGTTGAGGATTAGTTGTATCATCTCCAGCAAGCCTATCAGTCCAAGTAATAGGACCAAAGGTAAATGTAGTGGCACCTGTATTAACCAACTCATGGGGCATGGTCGCGTTATTAAGACCAGGAGACACGTCACGTGCTACTGTTTCCTTCCAGTAACCGTCACCTCTAGTGCCGTTGTATGCTACGTATTCAACATAATAATCATCTTCTGCTGAATCAGAATTAAGGATCTTTACGTGGTCACCTTGACGTGATTCCAGTGGTAATTTGGATACGTCAGTTACTTCATCTTGAAAAGACTCAAGATAATCATTAATAAGACCACCTCGTGCACTTAACGTAAAGGCAAGAGGTGTACCACCAGGAGCTGTGTAATTAGTCACAACGCCAGTAGCTTCATTAGTACGTCTAATTACAAGGCTATTTCTGTAACCTTCTAGATACCACCTTCCAGTAAAATCAGGATCACTAGCACCCTGCCTAGCAAGAATGTGAGCCCTGATTGCATCCATCATATGATGATTTGTGTTGACATCACTTGAGTCATACAGCAACATGTCATCAAACGTTTCAGTTGATTGAGGGGCAAACTGAATAGCATCACCCTGCAAGGTTACAGTATAGGTAGAAGTATCTACATTAAGTAGCTTAATTACACCGACAGACTTAGCAACATACGAACCTGCAGCCTGCATAGCAGTGTTGACAGTTTTGTTAGTAATAATTGTGGTGTCTTGAATGCTACGGAAATGATAGTCGTTCTGGCTAGTACCTGTAAGGTAAGAACTACCAGTGTTAGTTACAGTGCAAAACGTGCCTTCATCTGCAGTCCACACAAAGATGGCAGCACCTTTAATACAACCAATGTAAGACCCAGCAGTAGCACGGTCAATAAAGAACCAAGACGCATCTTCTAGTTCACTCTCTGTAAATGCATCACCATTAGCTTTACGCAATACATTAGTATATTGCATACCGGGTCTTTTAAGAAGACCAAAGGTAGGGTCAGGATAACCGTTAATACACTCAGTTAGCTGACCTTCTAGTTTCTTGTCGTCATTTTGTTTAGAGACACCACCAAGAAAATTAGGTGTCAGTTGAGTTACTGCTGGCATTAGCGTTGCAAGGTATGGTACGGCTGATAGCTTTGATAATAGTTTCCAGTCTTAGGACTTCCGAAGTAAGTGTAGTCACCTTGGTTGCACTCATACTCCATTGCCATAGCACGTGCAAAAGCTTCTTTTTGTTGAAGCATTTGGAATTGATTTGGGTCACCGACAACACGGCTAGACACAATAGCAGCAGCACGTGCTACGATAAACGCTTGAACAGGTTGAGGGATGTTCTCCCAATCAAAGTACCAAGTAATATCTACATAGAGTTTTTCGTCAGTCCACTTATTAGAATGGGCAATACGGTCATAGAGTTTACCTCCACGGTTAATAGAATCCCTACCCATGTTTTGAGTGTAGGATGAGTTAAGATCCATCTGAAGAATGTTATTAGCAATCTTCACTTCATTATTAGAATCAGGTGTAACGGGATAATCCAATTCTTTATTGAAAGACCAGCCTTCAGACTGGACTTCACGTGAGACTTCCCTCAGGGTGTTGAGTGCAATCGCAACGTCCGGGTTGGTTTGAGTTTCAACTCTACTTGTAACATTAGATTGAGTCAAGCTAGCTTGGGTAACAGTGTTGCCTACATTGCTAGTATGATTGATGTTTAAGGTATGGTTATAATAGATAGGGCTTAACGTAAGAGCTGCATTAGCTGCAGTAGTAGAAGCGCTGATAGTATATGTAAAATTACCACCACCAATATCGGTAGGGCCACTGTCTACAGTGACAGCAGTAGTAATTGTAGAGCTACTAATTGATACACCTTTAGGGATAAAAGCTGAGGTCGAAGTAAGTGTAGTACCTGAAGCACTAGCGCTTGGGGTAAACAAAGTACGTGCTGTAGAAATAGAAGTGTTGTCTTCTACACCAGTACCACTAATATAAGACCCTTGGGTTAAATCACTTTTAGAAGTATAAAGAGTAGTACCATTAATATAACCAGTAAACCTAGAGGTTTCACTAAGTACAAGAGTTTCTTCAGTTGTCAACGTGGTTACAGGAGCCTGACCAACTGACGCCAGGATCTGATTAACAGCTTGTAGCTCAGTGTTGGAGCCAGTAGTAGGAAAAGGCATAATTGTAAATGAGTTTTATTCTCAATAAAGAATTAAAAAAAAGGAGCCCCCGAAGAGGCTCCCAAAAAAAGTATCAACCCCAAGCGGCAGGCTTGACGTTGGTAGCATAAAGTTCAACTGCAGCAGCAGGATTCAGGTAGTCAGCGCCCATGGCGAGACGACCCAGGATCACGTCGCCCTGGTAGATCACGGACACGTCACCGGAAGTGACTTGAACTTGGGGAGCGATAGCTTCCACACAACCAGCAGCTTCACGCTGGAAGATCAGACCACAGGAAGTGGCACCGACTTCAGCAGCAGTACCGTAGTCGTTGTTGATACCGGTAGAAGCGTCGTCGTAGTTGTCATCAGCAGTCAGGGCTTCACCAATGAAGGAGCCGGTGTTGCCAGGATCAGCAACAGCACCGCCGTAGCTCACACCATACTTACCGAAGAACGGAATGTTCATCGACTTGTAGATCTTGATACCAGCAATTTCCACGATACCCTGACCACCTTGCAGTGCGGTACCTTGGACATCACGGTTCACAAGACCGTTGGTACCCACAGCTTGGATCAGTTCATAATACTGACGGGGGTTGAGAACAGCCACACGACCGTCCTGGCTAACTCCTTTTTCATCCAGAGCAGCAGCGGCATCATAGAATGCGGCAACCAGCTTAGCGGAATCATAAGCATCAGCTTCAGCACCGGCACCAGTGCCGACTTGGATCTGAGTACCACCGGGCTCAACGTAGCCAGCAGCAGTGATCGGAGAAGCCTTACGTGCACCGTTGGTGATGGCACGGAAGATCAAACGGTCATACTTTTCAGCAAGAGCATAACCGATCTTACGAGAGATCTCCGAACGGAGGTCATAATGAGAAAGGGTCTCATCAAGGTCATAGACGAATGCGCTGGAGATCAGCAGATCATCGACCGTGATGGTCTTCTCAGCCACCGGGGGTGCATTGTTGCTATCACCCAGGATGCTGTTACCAGGAGTATGGAACTCACTCTTGGTACGACCGGTGTAGATGAACTGGAGAGATTTACCGTTCTTAAGGGTACGCTTCATCACCAGATCGCGAGCGATGGTGTTGTGCTGGAAGCCCTTGAACATCTCACCACTGAAAAGCTTCAGATAGAGAGCGCGGGTATCACCCGCAAGGTTAGCCTGACCCAGCTGAGTAAGCTGAGCGGGGTTAACAGAAGATTGAAAAGCCATTGTTTTTTATAAAGAGGTTTAAGCAAGTTCCTCTGGATCCAGAAGTATTAAGTTTTTATCGTGGTCTATCCCACCGTCTAGACGGCTAGAGGTATCGGCGTACCGGCTCTAACCAATAAGTAAGGAGGGGAATCGAACCCCTCCCAGTGTGCGTTAAGCACGCACAAGTCACCAGATTACTTCTTGTATTCAACACCGCGATAGCGGAGCGTATCAACACGATAACGCTCAGCACGACGACGCTGATTATCAAGGAAACGAATAAGATTGATAGACATAGTTCGTACAAAATAAACCTAGCCCCCGTTCCATGACTAGGTAACATGCGACCCGAAGGTTGAACGTACGAATTAATTAAAAGAAACAGTTACTTCTTTTAATAAGACATTTGCTTATTTAAAGTTAACCGATAGCAGGAGCTTGCAGAGCCACAGGAGTGGAGCTAGCTGCTGCAAGATCAAGTGGGAAGTTGTGTGCATTCCGTTCGTGCATCACTTCAAAACCAAGGTTAGCACGGTTAAGAATGTCAGCCCAAGTATTAATGGTATGACCCTGACGATCAATAATAGATTGATTAAAATTGAATCCATTCAAGTTAAACGCCATAGTACTGACGCCAAGAGAAGTGAACC